AGTTCAGATATGCACTTGTCGAATCCGATACAATGGACATTTCGGCACAAAAAGCCATTATAACAGAATTGGAATTGCCTGTTGCGGCACTTGTGTACAGTGGTAAGAAAAGCCTTCACGCAATAGTGAAAATTGACGCATCAACGTATGAAGAATATAAAAAACGTGTCGATTATCTGTATAACGTGTGCAATAAAAACGGACTGAAACTTGATATTCAAAACAGAAATCCGTCACGATTATCCCGTATGCCGGGCGTAATGCGTAACGGTAAAAAACAATATCTTCTTGATACCAATATAGGTAAAGAAAATTGGAATGAGTGGCGTGAATGGATTGAAAGCGTGAATGATGATTTGCCCGATCCCGAAAGTATGGCTGATGTGTGGGACAATTTACCCGAACTTGCACCGCCATTAATTGACGGTGTATTAAGACAGGGACATAAAATGCTTATAGCGGGTCCGTCAAAGGCGGGTAAATCATACGCATTGATTGAGTTGTGCTGTGCCATTGCAGAGGGGAAGAAGTGGCTTGAATGGAACTGTACGCAAGGCAAAGTAATGTACGTTAATCTTGAACTTGACCGAGCAAGCTGTCTGCACCGTTTTAAGGACGTTTATACAGCACTTGGCATAGCACCCGACAATCTATCCAACATTGATATTTGGAATCTTAGAGGACGCAGCGTGCCGATGGACAAGCTCGCTCCGAAACTTATACGCAGGGCAAGTAAAAAGAATTATATAGCGATTATAATTGACCCGATATATAAGGTTATAACGGGTGACGAAAACAGTGCAGACCAAATGGCACACTTTTGCAATCAGTTCGACAAGGTGTGTACGGAACTCGGCTGTGCGGTGATATATTGTCATCATCACAGTAAGGGTGCGCAGGGCGGTAAAAGAAGTATGGACAGAGCCTCGGGTTCGGGGGTGTTTGCACGTGATCCCGACGCACTTATCGACCTTGTAGAACTTGAATTGAACGACGATATATTAAAACAGGAAAAGAATAAGGCAGTATGTAAAGTATGTGAGGGTTGGTTGTATAAATACGATAAACTGTATCATGCGTCACAAGACGATTTGTGCAGTGAAACTCAAATGCTTGCATTGTGTCGAGAATACCTTGAAAACGACGCTTACGAGTGCGTTATAGAAGATGTGGGTAAGGCAAGAAAAACGGTTGAAAGCCGTAGTGCGTGGCGCATAGAGGGTACGCTTAGAGAGTTTCCAAAGTTTGCGCCTGTGAACCTATGGTTTAAATATCCTGTGCATAATATTGATAATATCGGTGTGCTGAAAGATATTGCGGTTGATGACGGAATGCCTACTTGGAAGAAGAATTTTGCTAAAAAGAAAACAGACGCAGAACGTAAAACCGAACGTAAAAATTCCCTTGAAACAGCATTCGAGGCGTGCGGAATTGATGATAAAGTGACAGTAAAAGCAATGGCAGAATATATGGGAGTTACAGAGAAAACTGTAAGAAACAGATTGAAAGAACACGGCGGATTTTGGATTGATGAGGGTCAAGTCGGTAAGAAATAAGAGGGAAAATGTCGGAGGGAAAATTACTCTTTAAAATTTCCCTAAGAGGGAAAATATCGAAATATTTTCTTTCCTTTCCTTAGAGAAAAAGTCGAGAAAAAATTAATTTTCCTTAGGGAAGAAAAACTCGGGAAAATATCGACTTTTTCCCGAGGGAAGGAAAATGTATATATACTACGTATATATAAAGGTTTCCCTTTCCCTAAGGTCAGGGGGAAGTAGTTGTGCGACAGCTTACGCACAACAACTCCTTCCCCTTACTGACTGACAAAGCAAAAATTTCAGAACAGACACAAAGTAAATAAATGGAAGTGAGAAAATGAAAATACAATTTTTTATGGCAATGATACCGCCGACAAAAACGTATCAAGAAAAAAAGGTTGCAGTCGTAAAAGGTAAGCCGGTATTTTATGAACCGCCGGAAGTTAAAGCGGTAAGAGAAAAACTTGCGGCACACCTTTCACATTACGCACCTAAAAAGATGTTTGAAAAGCCTGTGCGATTGGTAACAAAGTGGTGCTTCCCTAAAGGCAAGCATTCGGACGGTGAGTATAAGGCAACAAAACCCGATACGGATAACTTACAAAAAATGCTTAAAGACGTTATGACGGAAGTAGGATTTTGGAAAGATGACGCACTTGTGGCAAGTGAAATAACAGAAAAGTTTTGGGCGGAGCAGACGGGCATATTTATAAGCATTGAGGAATTGTGATATGGATATTCTTGAAGTAAAACAAAATCTTAATAAAACGGTTTATTATTCGGATTTTTATAATATCCCCGAACCGACACCGTTTATCCTTAATGCGTGTATCGCAAGAAAAGACCCGAGAGGATTTTTGAAATATTCACTTGAACTGTTGGATAAAACCAAACACGCAGTAATTATTGTGCCGATTGAAAAAGTAAAATTGAAAAATGATGAATGAGGAGGATAACGATTTGACGATTAAAGAATGTAAAGAATGGCTTTCACGAGCGGGAAAGACGGACGAGGAGATTAACGCATTGATTTTGGAGCAGGAGAGAGCATTGACAAACGCAACAAGCACTGTGGCTCAGTCGGGCAGTGAAAAGGTGCAGACATCAAACGTGAATACTTCGGAGAATAAGTTCATAAGCTATGCCGCTTATTCCGAATTGATAGATAAACGCATTGACAGACTGTATGAAATTAAAAAAGAGATTTTGGAAAACGTGAATAAACTCGATGACGCAACACTTCGGACTATATTAATTTTGCGTTATCTCAATTTTCGAACGTGGGAAATGATTGCTTGTAAAATGAATTACAGCTATATGCAAATATGCCGTCTGCACGGCAAGGCTTTGAATTTAATTAAAGATGTTATAGAATGTTATATTGCATCTGTGATATAGTGTATCGTGGAATAAGTAACATAAGCGGTGTATCATCGTGAGATGATGGGTGAATATCTCGTGTGATTGGTGGGAATAGGGATATAAAGATAGGCATAGACACGCTTGAAGTATTCAGCGTACCATGTTTATGCTGATTATACGGAATGTATATGTTAATGCATATACATTCTGTTTTTTATTTTTGGATAAAGAAAGGGACATAATTATGGAGCTATTGCAATTAGTTGAAAAATTCAAGAACGTTTTCAGCATAGAAAAAATTGAAGATGTTGTTGATGAATTAAAATCAACATTGTTAAATGCCGAAAATTGTCGAAAGCTATGTGAAGATTGGATTTTAATATGTCCTGATTTAACAATAGATTATATGCAAATGATATTTCAATATTATTTTGCCGACCGCAAAGAAAAAATGCAGGACTACACACCGAAAAGTCTTGCGGTATCAGTCGCGGAATTATCCAAAACCAAAGACGAAAAGATTTGTTTGGATTTGTGTGCGGGTAGCGGAGCATTAACAATTCAAAAATGGAATAAGAATAATGATTTAAAATTCATATGCAAAGAATATGATAGCCGTGTTATTCCGTTTTTGTTGTTTAATTTGGCAATTAGAAATATCGACGCCGAAGTTATTCATTGTGATGTATTGTCAGATGAAATTTTTAAAACATACAGGACGAAAAAAGGCGATAGATTTGCAACGGTTAAAGAAGTAGATAAGAGCGAATTGAAAGCTGATTGTTGTATATCAAATCCACCGTACAATATGAAATGGGAACAACCGGCGTTCGCGCAATTACAGAATAGATTTTCACAGTGCGAAGTACCGCCGGAAAGTAATGCAAATTATGCGTTTATATTGACTGCGTTAGATGAAATTAATGGCAAGGCAAGTTTTATATTGCCGAATGGTGTTTTAAGTACAGACAACCAAAAGGAAAAGCAAATAAGACAGTATTTAGTTGAAATGAATTTCATAGAAAGTATAATTGTATGTCCGGATAAAATGTTTGAAGTTACGTCAATACCAACGTGTATTATAACATTTAACAAAAATAAAAAACATTCAACGGTAGAAATGATTGACCTGCGGCGGAGGTATGAAACAGAACAACGAATGCAAAACGGGCAGTTCGGCGGTAAAAGTCACACTAACAGGACATACGCAAAAGAAGTCAAGGTTATATCTGAAAGTCAGATACAAGATGTATTGATACAGATTGAACAGTACGGAAACATAGCGGGTTACTGTAAGGCAGTAAGCATTGAAGAAATAAAAAACAATAATTATGTATTGGTGCCAAGCCGATACATAGAGTTTGAGAATATAGAAAATGCACATAGACCGTACAACGAAATAGTTGCGGATATTAACAGAATTATAACTGAAAAAAATACTTGTAAACTAACAATAAATGAAACAATCGCCAAGTCTTTAGGATTTGACATTGAACTGTTCAAGCAGGACAACGGTACAAATAATGATTTCTCAAAATTGACAGAAAAAATATGTGGCGAAAAGATTGTTAAAAATGATTATTTCAAAACAACCAAAAACAAAAATGAAATAACATTTTCAAATAACAGCAAAGAAAACATATCAAGTATTCTTATGATGATATTTAACACGTGGAAACAACACATATATTATCTAAACGTTGAAGAAAACAGATATTTGGCAGAACTACGGGACGCACTGTTGCCGGAACTGATGAGTGGCAAGATAGATATAAGTGATATATAGATGGTGGAAAGGTGAAAACAATGTTCGAAAGAATAAAGGCATATTTACGCAATAGAAGATATAACAGGAACTCATACAGACCCATATCATTATAAAATGTATTTTCATACGGATATAATGCCATCTGTTGAGGTTAAGCCGTAAGAAAAAAAATATAGAGAGTAAATATAGGCAGCAGTAACCGTTACGGTGAGGCTGCCTGTTTTATTGCAACTGTTATGGCAGTTGCTTTTTTGATGAAATGAAACGGAGGTGAAATTCATGGCAAGACCGAGAAAGATTACGAAAGAGACAGTCCAAAAACTCGAAGAGGGATTTTTAATGGGGTTAAGTGACCGAGAGGCTTGTATTTATGCGGATATAGCGGTAAGCACGTTATACGATTACTGCAAGAAACACAAGGAGTTTTCGGAGCGAAAAGAGCTACTTAAAGACAATATCAAAATGAAGTCGAAATTAAACGTTGCACACGGGATAAAAAAGGGTGATATTAATTTGTCGTTATGGTATCTTGAACGCAAATGCAAAGATGAATTTTCACCGAAACAGGAAATAACGCACAGCGGCACGATGGACATAAACAATCCTATGGCAAATCTTACGACTGACGAATTAAGGAAGTTGATAGGTGATGGATAAAAACTTAATAATGCTTGAGGCGAAGAAAGAACTTGCACGACGCGAGTTCTTTTATTTTTGCCACTTAACCGCACCGTCATTCTACAAGCCGGAGCGAGAATTTCTTGTACGATTATGCAATGAAATGCAATCGTTTTACGAAAGTGACGAAAACGCATTGATTATCAATTTACCGCCGCGTCACGGCAAGAGCCGTACTGCGTCAATGTTTGTCGAATGGGTACTCGGCAGAAATCAAAGTGAAAAGATAATGACCGGTTCATACAATGAAACGTTATCAACCACATTTTCAAAAGCGGTGCGTAATGCTATTCAAGAGGAAAAAGCGGATAAGGATAAGATTATTTACAGTGACATATTTCCGAATGTGAAAATAAAGCAAGGCGACGGAGCGATGAACTTATGGAGCCTTGAGGGCGGTCACAACAACTATCTTGCCACATCGCCGTCCGGTACTGCGACAGGTTTCGGAGCAAGTTTACTTATAATCGACGACCTTATCAAAAATGCTGAGGAGGCATACAACGAAACAGTCAAAGAAAAGCATTGGGAATGGTTTACGAACACAATGCTTTCACGACTTGAAGAAAAAGGCAAGATAATCATTATAATGACACGGTGGGCTTCGGGCGACCTTGCGGGACGTGCGATTGAATATTTCAGCGAGAACAACATATCGCACAGAGTAATCACGATGAAAGCCGTATGTGATGACGGCAATATGCTTTGTGACGAAATACTTTCACGGAGCAGTTACGACTTAAAGATAAAGGCAATGGGTGCGGATATAGCAAGTGCGAACTATCAGCAAGAGCCGATTGACTTGCAAGGAAAACTCTACACAACGCTAAAAACATACGACAGCTTACCGCCGATTACGCAGATACACGCATATTGCGATACCGCCGATACAGGTGCGGACTATCTCTGCAACATAATATACGGCATATACGGCAAAGAAGTATACGTCATAGACGTGTATTATACCGACGAGCCTATGGAGATTACAGAGGGTGAAATGGCACGCAGATTGTACGAGAATAACGTAAATCTTGCAAAGATTGAAAGCAACAACGGCGGACGTTCGTTTGCAAGACGTGTAAGAGAAATACTTGCCGAAAAATACGGCAGTAATTATACGACAGTGAAATGGTTTCATCAAAGCAATAACAAAGAGGCAAGAATACTGTCAAACAGCACTTGGGTAATGGAGCATATATACTTTCCGTCGGATTGGCACATACGTTTTCCCGAATACTATAAGGCAATGACGACATATCAACGTGAGGGCAAGAACAAGCACGACGACGCACCTGATGCAACAACGGGTATTGCGGAGATGATGAACAGGAAAAAAGGCGGACTGTCAATTTTAAAGTAGGTGATAAAAATGGATTTGGAAACAGTGAAAAAGCTGATAAAAAAATATATACCCGGACACGAGAATTTTATATCGAGAGTGCAGACGGCGGAAAGGTATTACTTAAACGACAACGATATTTTGCACATAAAGCATAGTGAGGACGAAAAGCCTTTGAGAAATGCCGATAACAGAATACCGTCAAATTTTCACGGCTTGCTTGTAGACCAAAAGTCCGCATATATGTTTACGTCACCGCCGTTATTTGATGTCGGGAATAAATCGGCGAATGAGAAAATAAGCAATATACTCGGCAGTCGATACACGAAAATATGTTCAAGACTTGCGATAAATGCGTCAAATGCGGGGGTGGGTTGGATTCACTACTGGGATAATGACGGATTTAAGTACGACGTTATAGACAGCAAGCAAGTTATACCGATATGGAGCGATACTTTGGAACACGAACTTACGGCGTGTTTCAGAACGTATCAAGAGCTTGATGATAACGGTGACACTTATCACGTTTATGAATATTGGACGGATAAGGAATGCAGTGTATTCCGTAAGAAGATTGGCGACGGTCTTGAACGGCTTGAAATGTATAATATGTTCAACGTGTATGACGTTGAAACAAACGGAACTGTATGTAACGTGTACAGTCATAATTTCGGACGTGTACCGTTTATTCCGTTTTTCAATAACGGCTTTCATCGTGATGACCTTACACCGATAAAAGGACTTATTGATACATATGACAAAACGTACAGCGGTTTTATAAACGACCTCGAAGATATACAGGAGATTATATTCGTACTAAGCGGATATGAGGGCGAGAGCCTTTCAGAGTTTTTGACACAGCTCAAGAAGTACAAGACTATTAAGCTTGATTCGGAGGACGGAGCAAGCGGAGGACTTTCGACTTTGACGATTGATATTCCGGTTGAGGCAAGAGAGAAAATGCTCCAAATGACACGCAAGAGTATTTTTGAACAGGGTAAAGGTATTGACCCGGACCCACAGAACTTCGGTAATTCATCGGGTACGGCATTGAAATATTTGTATTCACTGCTTGAACTCAAAGCCGGTATGGCAGAAATGGAGTTTAGGAGTGGGTTTGAAGAACTCATCAAAGCGATATGCGATTACAGCGGTATCGCTTGTGAAAATGTCACGCAGACGTGGACAAGGACAAGCGTTTCAAACGACACCGAACTTGCGGATATAGCACAAAAAAGCGTTGGTGTTATATCTCAACGCACGATTATCGAACGTCATCCGTTTGTTGAGGATGCAGATAAGGAAATGGAGAGAATTGCGGAAGAAAAGGACGACAGTGACGATATAATGGGTGGACATAATGAACGAGTATTGGAAGAAGAGGAACAGTGAGCTTTTAAAAATCCACGCACAGAAAGCCGATGATATAGAACGCGAACTTATAAAAGAGTATGAAAGGTCCTTAAACGGCATAAAAAAAGAGATTGAAACGTTTTACGCAAGGTATGCGGGTGAAAACGGTATCAGTATGGCAGAGGCACGAAAACTGCTAAGCCGTGACGAACTTAAAGGCTTTAAGCTGTCGCTTGAAGAATTTCGCGAAAAGGCACTTGATAACGCAGACGGCAAGTGGACGACAATGCTTGATAATGAGTATATGCGTTCAAGGGTAAGCCGTTTAGAGGCACTCAAATATCAAATGCGTGGAGAAGTCGAACTCTTGAAACAAAAGCAAGAGGATAAATTTTCAACATCACTTAAAAAGGCATACAGTGATACATATTATACAACAAATAAACATATTGCCGATTCGGTTGATTATGCTGTTAATTTTGCAAAGTTCGACCGTGACACGGTAAAGAATGCGATATATGAAAAGTGGCTTGACGGAAGTAACTTCTCTGACCGAATATGGAATGATAAGCAGAAACTTTTAAGAGAACTTAATACAAATCTTGTACAGGGCATAACAAGGGGCGACAGTCCCGATAAGATGATTAAGAATATATCATCAAGAATGAATGTTTCAAAAAGCCGTTCCGCCGCACTGTATCAGACGGAATATACGCATATTATGGTTGACGCAAGATTGCGTTCGATAATGGACGCAGGGTGTGACGAATACGAGATTGACGAGAATATGGACAGTGATATTTGCGATGAGTGTGCAAGTATGCACGGAAAGCATTTTAAACTGTCCGAATATCAGCAAGGCATAACCGCACCGCCGTTTCATACCCGTTGTCGTGGTACAATAACGGGATATTTTGTGGAAGAAGAGGAAACACTTGAAAATGTTGAAGATACTGATACTATGTCTTTGTCGAAAGTATTTGATGAAGATGGTGTTAGATGTAAATGCAATCCTGTAAAAAATCATAACGGTATTTATACGCAAACAAACTCGAAGAACGCACAGAATACAATAAAGTTTGTAATAGATACTAAGAATAGTATCGATTTATTGGGTGATGTTTCAGAAATCGTAATAGCAAAATCAATAAAAGGTATAGCCGCATACAGTCACAAAAACAATCGCTTATATATCAATGAGAAATTGACAGATGAAAGCTTTTTGAATGAAATGCTAAAAGACGGGTATTTTGTCGCGGAGAACAAGCTTGATGTATTGTGGCATGAAATGTTCCATAAGAAACATTGGGATTTTGTGTTGACAAACGGTGGAGAAAGTAATAAAATGAACATAGAATCAGAGTTGCGGAAATACGTAAAGGAACAACAAAGACTTGATTATTCTTATGTGTCAAATACTGTTAGTCGAAATGCAAAAGATGGATTGAAAAGAGAGGGCAACAGACAATTAAATGAATTAATTGCGGAAGTGCTGTTACAAGAGAAAAAGGGAATTGTAAAAGATAAGCGGTTATTGGAATTGGTAAAGAGGTGTGTAAAATGATGAGGCTTATAACAGAATATGATTTGAAGATGAGTAAAGAGTTGGACAAATGGGAAGAGTATCCCGACGGAGAATGCCACTTACGAGAAGATGCACCTGAAGAAGTAAAAAAGTATTACGAGAAGTTACGAAAAGAATATAGTATGTTTGATTAAAGCAAAAAACACTAATGAGTATGTTTTTATTACAACAAAGGGAGTATAGGCAATGGATAATTTTAAAGTTATTTATAAAATACTTAAAGTCCTTGAAAGTGCAATGGATTGTGATGAAGTTGATAGGTCTTTGCTAAAGGCAGAAAATTTCAAGATAACAGAAAATCGATTTGAGAATATTATCAGAATGCTTGCCAAAGAAGAATATATAACCGGAGTAATCATAGTTGATATGATAGGAATACAGGGAATCAAATTCGATGATGTCCGAATAACATTAAAAGGACTTGAATATCTTAGCGAAAATTCTTTGATGAAAAAAGCGGCAAATTTAGCTAAAAGCATTAAAGAAACAATTCCCGGTATATAAATTAAATATACATTAAGCACGTCTTAGGGCGTGCTTTTTGTCAGTTTACAATATATCTGAAAAAGAAGATTAAAGTAAATAAAAAACTTATCAAAATGGTATGCTATAAACATTATTTTTTTATAAAATGTATTGAATTTTTAAAAAATAGGTGTATAATAATTATAAAGTTAGTGAAAAGGGGATAATATAAATGTATTTAGTAGATAGTCAAATAAAAGAATTGGCGGATAAAGGCAAAATAAAAAACATTTCTAAAGATGAGATCGATTCTGTATCGTTTGATTTGCACATTAGTAACATTATTTCAAATGAAGATATGGAAATAACAAAAGAATTAAGTCCCGGTGAAACTGTAATAGTTGAATGCGAGGAAATTATTGAGTTGGATAATGATTTGGTGGCTATTGTTATACAAAAGAATTCGCGTTTAAGAAGTGGATTAGTAATAAATGCCCCGGTTTATCGTCCTGGACACAATACTAAAATATATATATCAGTAACTAATGCTTCCGCAAAGATAATTGAAATAGTTTCCGGACAATCAATAGCGGCGATGATGATAGAAAAATTAGAAACAACGCCAGATAAACCGTATTCTGGAACATTTCAAAATGAAATACAATATAAGGGATTAGGTAATTATAAAGATTTATGGGAAAAACACTTTAAAAAAGCTAATGACAAATATGAATCAGTAAAAGAACTTGAAAAAGGCATTTATGGAACTGTTATCACATTAATGACAATATTTATTGCGATATTTAGCTTAATTAATTTTGAAGTTGGTTATATACTAAAATCTGCTGACAATTTTATGGATTTGTTGTTATATAATTTAATATTTGTTGGTGGAGCAAGTTTATTGATTTGTATTATAAACTGTATTTTACCCAATATAGGGACAACAAAGAAAAGCAAATTGTTTATTGTTCCAGCAGCTTGTTTTTTTGTTGCGATAATAGTAATGCTAATAAATTAATTAGAAAATGAATAATTATTTTTAAGCACGTCTTTGGGCGTGCTTTTTTGATACCAAAAAGGAGAGTGGAACAAGTGAATATACGAGGTTTACCGCCTTAGCACCTATGAAACGGTGCTTTTTTTATACTCTTTTTTCAGCGTTGCAGAGAATAAAGAACAATGCTTTTTACAGGAACGCACCTGAATAAAAAATTAATTATGGAGGAGAAATAAGAATGGAATGGTTAAAGGCAATATTGGAAAAGGCAAAGATTGAGGACGGCAAATTGGATATTGACGGAGTGATGTCGACTGTAAACTCTGAATTTCCGAAGTATGCAGTACCGAAAAATGTTTTCAATGACAAAGTTACGGAGCTTAAAACGGCGAACAAAACCATTGAGGACCTTAAACAATCAAATGCCGACAACGCGGAATTGCAGAACAAAATCAAAGGGTATGAAAGCGAGATTGAAACGCTTAAAACAGATGCGTTGAACACCGCAAAGACATACGCATTAAAGGAACAGCTTTCAAAAGCCGGTGTAACCGATGCCGACTATCTTATTTACAAGCAAGGCGGAATTGATAAGTTTACATTCGACAAAGACGGAAAGCCTGTCGGTGTAGACGATATTCTTAAACCGCTCAGAGAGGATAAGACGTACTCACACCTTTTTGCCGAAAAAGGCGGAGTATACATACCAAAAAGCGGCGGTGGAGGTTCAGACGTAAATCCTTGGGCAAAGGAAACATTTAATCTTACCAAACAAGGTGAAATTTATAAAAACGACCCTGCAAGAGCAAAAGTATTAATGCAAGAGGCAGGAACGACAGGAGGAATTTAATATGGGAACAACATTATCAGATATTATCGTACCGGAACTGTTTAATCCGTACGTTATTCAAAAAACACTTGAAAAATCGGCACTTGTGCAGAGCGGTATAGTTCAAAACGACGCAGAGTTTGACAAGCTTGCGTCACAGGCAAGTCCGCTTGTAAATATGCCGTTTTTCTCTGACCTAACAGGTGAATCGGAACCGGTTATCGAGGGTGACGACCTTACTGCCGACAAAATCAGCAGTAAGAAAGACGTTGCGGTAATTTTAAGACGTGCAAAAATGTGGAGTGCGACAGACCTTTCGGCCGCAATGTCGGGTGCTGACCCTATGGCGGCGATTGCAAGTCTTGTATCTGACTTTTGGGTGAGAGATTTACAAAAGGAACTTATCGCTGTGCTTAAAGGTATCTTCGGCACAATTCCGGCAGTATCCGACGGTTCGCCTAAAGAGGCTGAAACAAGACTTGCGTCAAACATTCTTGATATTTCAAGCGCAAGCGGTAACAGTGCAAAATGGAGCGGAAGTGCTTTTATTGACGCACAACAGCTTTTAGGCGACAACAAAGCGGAACTTACCGCTGTTGTTATGCACAGTGCGGTTGAGGCGGCACTCAGAAAGCAAGACCTTATTGACGTAATTCAGCCGTCCGGTGCAAATCCGTTCAGTACATATATGGGTAAGCGAGTTATTATTGATGACGGCTGTCCCGTAACAGGTTCGGGTTCGAGTCAAGTATTTTCAACATATCTTTTCGGCAACGGTGCGATTGCACTCGGTAACGGTACACCGGAAAAGTTTGTTGCAACCGAAACAGACAGAGATAAGAAAAAGGGCAGTGGTGTTGACTATCTTATCAATCGTAAGACGTATATTCTTCACCCACGCGGTGTTAAGTTTACGGACGCCGATGTCGCAAATACGGAAGGCCCTACGCGTACGGAACTTGCCAATGCAACAAACTGGACGCCCGTATATGACCCTAAGCAGATTAGAATTGTCGAAATGCGTCACAAGATTTGATGAGGTGACTTATGGACGAGTATATAACTGTTTTTACGGATATGTACGGCATAAGCGAAGATGACAGAGGAAAAGCCGAAAGGTGTATTGAAAGCACAATCGAATATATCAAGAATTATTGCCACATTGACAGTATTCCCGATGATTTAAAGCATACCGTTATACTTATGGCGGCGGACTTGTTCCGCTATGACGTGTCGTCATCATCGGGACAATATGACAATGTAACGTCAATCAAAGAGGGCGATGTTACCGTATCGTACGGCAGTAATTCAAGCAGTATGTCGAGCGTGTTTAAAGACTACAAAGCAAGGCTTGCACGTTTCAGAAAGTTGGTGTGGTGATGAATATGGTAAGAGCGGCGATTGAAAGACTGTATAAAGGTTTATGTTCTGTCAAAGTGAAAGTTTCAAGCGTGAATGATGAAACAGGAGAAACTGTATTTACCGAAAAGGCTGTTTTAACCGAACAGCCTTGCCGACTTTCATTTCAAAGCCGAAATTCGGCGGCAAAGGACGACGGATACAGCACCGTATCGCAATCGGTTGTACTTTTTATTGCACCGGAGGTTGAAATACCGTCGGGCAGTAAAATAACCGTTACACAAAACGGAAAAACAACTGACTATTGCCGTAGCGGTGAAAGTGCGGTTTATACATCGCACCAAGAAATTGCACTGGAATTATTCGAGGATTATGCGTAATGAATGAGATTGATTTTTCACAGCTTGAGAAATTACAAAAGCAAATGGAAAGTGTGGATTACACCAAAGCTTGTGCATCGGCTATGAATGTAATTTCACAGAGGGCATTAAAATACATCAGTAACGTAACAAAACCCGGACATTACAAGAACGGTAAAACGGGCGGTACACTTAAAAAGAGTTGGCAAGCAGAAAGAACAACTGTAAGCGGAAGTACGGTAAAAGGCGGAATATATACCGCACTTGAATATGCTCCTTATGTGGAGTTCGGACACCGTACAAGGCTCGGAAAGGGTACGTCCCCGAAGTACAAGCCTAAGAAAAACGGCAAAGCGTGGGTTGAGGGTAAAAAGTATCTTAACACCGTAGTACCGAAAGTTGAAAGGGATGCACCTAAAATACTTATGCAGAAAATGGAGGAAGTATTGAAATGACATCAAAAATAAAAAATGCAGTGACGAAAGCTATTCATAACCTGTTTGGCGATGATTATGCGGTATATACGGCATACACCGAACAAGGATTTTCAGAGCCTTGCTTTATCGTTGAAATGTTTCCGCTTAACGTACAGGCGACAAATACGTTTTTGGACGATGAAACGCAGACGGTACGAATAAGATATGTTCCGAAAGATATAAGTCAAGATGAATTTATTTATGTGGCTGAAAAATTAAGAGGTTTGTTTTTATACAATCCGCTTGTATTGTCCGACGGTATGCGTATAAGAAGTTTTAGTATAGATTTTTCTTTGGAAAACTACACGCTTGTGACGGAGCTTGTATACAATTACACCGTTAAGGTGAGAAACGAAAGTACATACGATAAGGCAGAAGATTTGATATTAGGAGGAGATTTATAATGGGTTTACCTGAAATAAATATAGTGTTTCAGTCCAAAGCTGAAACGGCAATTAAACGAAGTGCAAACGGCATTGTTGCACTGATTTTGCGTGACGCAACCAAAGGTGATATTACATCATATTCGTATACAAATGAGAGTGAAGTTGTAAAATCTCATTGGACAACCGCAAATTATGATTACATAAGCAAGACGTTCCTCGGCGGACCGCAAAGGGTTATTGTCGAGAGAATAGGTGCGGAAGATACCTATGACGACGCACTTGCACGATTAAAAAATAAAAAGTGGAATTACCTTGCAATACCGTCGCTTGCCGATAACGAAAAAGATATTGCGGATTGGATTATCGCGCAGAGAAGTGCGAAAAAGACTTTTAAAGCCGTACTTCCGTATGCGGCGAATAATGAGGGTATTATAAACTTCGCAACCGATGATATAAAAGTCGGTACAAAGGTTTATACCACTGCCGAATACTGTTGCCGTATTGCAGGACTTTTGGCAGGATTGCCTATGACAGAGGGTGCGACGTATCAAACTCTTGCGGAGGTTGAAAGCATAACGGAAAGTACAACTCCGGATGATGATATTGACGGCGGTAAGTTTATACTTATCAATGACGGTGAAAAGGTTAAAGTCGGCAGAGGTGTCAATTCGCTTGTAACCTTGTCGGGTGATAAGACGGAGGATATGAAGAAAATCAAGATTATAGACAGTCTTGACCTCATAAGAGATGATATAAAAGCGTCGTTTGAGGAAAATTATATTAACGTTGTAAACAGTCACGAAAATAAAATGTTGTTTATCGGTGCGGTTAATCAGTATTTTAAGTCGTTGCAGTCACAGGGCGTATTGTATGACGGTGCGGATTGCAGAGCTTATATTGATGTTCAGTCACAGCGTGAGTGGCTTGCTCAAAAATATGACGTGTCGGATTGGACGGACAGCGAAGTCGAAGTAGCAAATACGGGAAGTATCATATTTGCGGGGGCTGATATTACAATACAGGATTGTATTGAAGATTTGAGTTTTAAAATAGGATTGGAGTGATAGATAATGGCTGAAAGTGTTAAACCGAGAGGCAATCAACTTTGTTCCGGTACATTCGGTAAACTTTGGATTGACGGAAGTCTTGCCTATGAAGTGTATAAGTTTGAGGCAAAGGAAAAGACAAATCGTGAGAGTGTAAGTTTCGCCGGCGATACAACGAACGATTCAAAGCTTATGGGCGTTGACTATGAATTTTCATATACCGTACGAAAAGTATATTCAAGGGGCAAAGAAATAGCCGACGGTCATAAAAAAGGTAAAGATACAAGACATACATTGGTAGCAAGACTTGAAGATCCCGATAACGGCGGTTATGAAACAATTCAACTTGATAATTGTTGGTATAATGATGTGTCACTTATGAATTTTGAAAACGGTAAGATAGTTGAAGAAGAATTCAGCGGCGGTTTTACCGACTATGACCTTACATCTACAATGAATGTGAAATAACGGAGGTATATGATTATGGATAAGAATACAAAAATTACTCTTGCGGAGCTTATCAAGCGTAAGGAGCAAGTGCTTGAGGCAAAGAAAAACGTAAAAAGAGCGAGAGTTTATGTAAAAAGCCTTGGTGGCGAGATTGTTATAAAAGCACCGACAAAGTCGCTTGCAACAGAATCGGCGGAAATGGAAAAGGACGGTGACGCTCACCTTGTTTATGAGTGTGTTGCCGAGCCGGATTTACATTCAAAGGAACTTCAAGACGCATACGGCTGTACATATCCCGAAGAAATTGTTGAAAAACTCTTCGATGCGGGCGAAATCACACCTATCGCGATGGAGTGTATGAAACTTGCGGGATATGTCAATAGTGTAAAACTTGTTGAAGAAGTAAAAAACTGATAGAGGCAGATGATGAACTCTATATGATACATCATTATCTGCAAAGAGGAATATTGCCCGAAAAGGTACTTGCAAGACCGGAAATTGAAAAAATATTTTTCCTTGCAAGTGCCAAAAAGGCAAATGATGACGAGTACGCAAAGTGGAAGGCATTGGGGGGTGAATAAGGATGCAGAATAAAAGTTCGATAGTTCTGAATATGAACCTTAATGCAAGCGGATTTGCCCGAGGGATAAAAAGTGTAATCGGCAGTGTCAAAAATATGAATGAGTCGATGAAAGACGCAACGAACACCGCCTCAAAGATGTCTTCTGTAATGAAAGGTATAGGGAGCAGTGCCATAAAAGTCGGAAAAGGTTTAGCGGTGGCAGGAGCGGCCGCGGCGACTGCCGTAACGGCTTTGGTTTCAAAGTCTGTCGGTGCATTTGCTGATTATGAACAACTTACCGGAGGTGTGGAAACACTTTTCGGTGCAGGCGGAAGAAGTGTTGAGGAATATGCGCAGAGTGTCGGTAAGAGCGTTTCTGACGTTCAAGGGAAATATGACAGTTTGATGAGTGCGCAAAATGTTGTATTAGAAAATGCAAACAAGGCATATATGACCGCCGGAATGTCGGCGAATGAATATATGGATACTGTTACGGGATTTTCAGCGTCATTAATATCAAGCTTAGGCGGAGATACAAACAAGGCGGCGGATTACGCAAATTCGGCATTGGTTGATATGTCCGATAATGCAAATAAAATGGGTACGGATATGGAGTCAATAAAAAATGCGTATCAAGGATTTGCAAAACAAAATTATACCATGCTTGACAACTTGAAGTTAGGTTACGGCGGTACACAAGAGGAAATGAAACGACTTCTCAGTGACGCAGAAAAGCTTACGGGACAGAGGTACGACATTTCATCATTTGCCGATATTACACAGGCTATCCACGCAATCCAAACGCAAATGGACATAACGGGAACAACGGCAAAAGAGGCAAGCACGACAATAAGCGGATCGTGGGGGTCACTGAAAGCGGCGTTTGAAAATACTCTTGTCAGCTTGACAACAGGCGGAGAAATGTTTGATCAGAGTTTGGATGCACTGGTTGATTCGGCTAAGACGTTCGGGCAGAATGTTATACCAGCAATAACGGGTGCGTTAAGTGGCGTAGGTTATTTGATTGATGGTTTAGCACCTACCATAGGCGAAGTTATTCCGCCGTTAATTAATGATTTAGCTCCTACATTGGCAAATAGTGCGGTATCTTTAATATCATCATTGGTAAACGGTTTAGTACAGAATGCTTCACAGTTTTCAAATTGTTTAAGTAATATTGTTGTTGTGGCTGTTACTGGACTGTCTGCCGTAGTTCCTAAGTTATTAATTGCAACGTCACAGATTGTAGGAAATTTAATGCAGGGATTATCCGATTCTATGCCTCAAATTATAAGTGGTGCGGTAACTTTGATAGAGGGGTTGGTTGACGGATTAGTGGATAATGTTCCCTTATTGGCTATGGGGGCAGTTCAGCTTGTTGCGTCATTAGCTAACGGTTTGATAGCAAATTTACCGAGAATAATAGATGCAGGTGTAAATCTGATAACAGGAATTGTTAGCGCGTCATATTCGATGATGCCCCAAATTATACAAAACGGAATGCAGTTGGTCGTAAACTTAGCAGTCGGACTTGTACGGGCAATTCCGCAGTTGATAGCGGCTTTACCGCGAATAACGGGTGCAATCGTAAAAGGATTTAAGTCTGTTAATTGGTTTGATTTGGGTTTGCAGTTGATAAAGTCAATTTGGGAAGGTATCAAATCAATCGGAAGCGAGATGTGGAACGGAGTCAAAGAAAAAACGTCAGAATTATGGGGCGGTGTTAAAAATGTTGTATCGGAAAAACTGAACAACATAAAAAGTGCCTATGACGCGCACGGCGGTGGACTGAAAGGTGCTACATTTGCGGCAATAGAGGGTGTCAAGGAATACTACAGGACAGGCTATGACGCAATTAATCAATTAACAGGCGGTAAGCTCGGCGAGGTTGTCAATGCAGTCGGTGAAAAGATGGAAGTCGTAAAAGGTAAATTCAGCGAAGCGTTTGGCAATGTGAAAAACACCGTAATGACTATTTTTGAAAACATTAAAAATGGTATTACTGAAAAAATCAGTGCGGCGGTGAACAAAGTCAAGGAGATATTCGGCAGTATTGCCGACAAGGTATCGGAAGTTTGGGGTAAGATTAAAGGAATTATCAAAGCGCCTAAGATTGTACAAAAAGGTACGGTAAGTATAGCCGGTGTCAGTACACCGATTCCGAAACTTGGACTTGAATGGAATGCAAAAGGCGGTATTATGACACGTCCGACAGCGTTCGGATATGCAAACGGAAAAGTTCAAATGGGCGGAGAGGCAGGAGCAGAGGCGATACTTCCGCTTAGAACATTTTGGAACAATTTAAGTCAATACATAGCCGAAAGCAACAAAGGCGGCAATACTATAACGAATGAAATTAAGATAGTTATAAACGCCGACAACAAAACCACCGATGAAATCGCCGACGACGTTATAAACGTAATAGTTCCTAAAATTCAAAAATGTATGGCAAATATGTAGGAGGCAAAATGTTAGATTTCTATTTAAGCATAAACAACAGTGAAGAAGTTATACATATTCCTGTCACGCCGTCCGAATTTACCGTATCAAGTTCACAAGGTACGGAAACTTTTGAAACGGCAAATTACGGTTGGATAAAAATTATCGGAAATCCCGAACTTAAAACTGTATCGTGGAGCAGTTTCTTACCGATGACCGACTATCCGTATTTAAGGGACAGAAGTATGAAAGGACAGGAATATGCGGACAAAATCGAAAACTGGCGTAAGCGTAAACTTCCGATACGGCTTGTCATTACGTCTTCGGGTATCTGCAATGTAGATATAAATATAGCGGCGGCAATAGATAAGTTTGATTACAGTGTCGGCACAGGCGGCGATTTGAATTATTCAATCGAGCTTGGAGAAGTAAATCTTTTAAACGATGTACAGGAGGGGTTGACAGTGGCGCAGTATGATGAAATAATGGCGAGAATTGATAATATAGAAGAAAGGCTTAGCAGTGTTGAAAACACAATGATATATAACTATATGGACGATAATATGCCGTCTTGGGCTAAACCGACTATTCAAAAGCTGATGGACAGAGGTATTATAAGCGGTACAGACGATAATGAACTCGGTCTTACAATGGATATTATTCGTACACTTGTTATTATTGACAAAACAGACGGATTTGAAAATTATACGGTTGACATTATGCCGTCATGGGCAGAGGCGACTATTGAAAAGGTAAAAAGAAAAGGCTATCTAAACGGTGACGGCGAGGACGGATACGGTTTGACAAAGAGTATGATACGTTTGCTTGTTATTATGGATAATGCCGGTTGTTTCGGTGATTAAAAAACTATTGAAATATTTTCCTTTTGTGATATAATAAAACAAAAGGGAGGTTATGAATATGAAGAAATATATAGCAGGTATTGCAACAGGTGTGATTTTATCATGCTCGGTAGCTTTGGCAGTAAATTATACTGCGACAGAGAATACGTTTCCTATTCAATTAAACGGCGAAAACGTTAATGTAGAGGGATATAATATTGACGGCAGTACATATTTTAAACTTCGTGATATAGCTGATACGGTAGGCGGTTTCAATGTTGATTTTAACAACAATACTATTCAGCTTTCAAAAGACGGATATGTATATGAAACAAAACCGAGTAAAAATGATTTTGTTTTAGACGATAATGCAAAATCGTTTCTTGCGAAGCAAGGTTATGTGATACCGTATTTTACTCAGAACGATTTAAAAAGTGAAGATTTTGTAAAGAGCTTTATCTTCTATTATTACACAGAGGGTTATGGCGCGGATATGTCCACTCAATATAAAAACGGATATTTTGAATGGTCTGAAAATTCCGTAAGAGATACTTATAAATCGCTTTTCGGAGTAGATATGCCTGAATATCATCCGACCGATAACAGCAGTGTTTTATATGAAAACGGTAATTATAAAATCAGTGTTTCAAATCGTGGAGATGGCAGATATGAATTTATAAGTGCCGAGAATGTCAATGACGGAATGAATGTAATGTTTAAAGAAACCGATTCAACAGGAACAGACTTCGGAACAGTTACATTCCACCTTGTTCCGGCAGATAACTCAAACGGATATATAATAACCCAAAAAACAAATTAATTTTAACTATGGCTTAAAAAGTACATCGGATACGGTGTACTTTTTTTGTACGCAAAAATGGAGGTATATATGGGTGTAATTGATAATGCAGTTCAATGGGCGACAGATATTGCAAATGACGACAGTCATTGGTACAGTCAAGACGTGAGATGGGGACCGCATTATGATTGTTCTTCTTTTGTTATAACGGCATATCAAAATGCGGGAGTGCCTGTAAAAGATAATGGTGCTACATATACGGGGGATATGTATAACGTTTTTATTTCGTGTGGATTTAAAGACGTAACATCGTCCTGTAATCTGTCAAACGGAGCAGGTATGTTAAAAGGTGATGTGCTTTTAAATAAAGCAGACCATACCGCTTTGGTACAGGCGGACGGCGGAACAACAGTTGAGGCAAGAGGAACATCATTCGGTATTGTTACCAACGTGCCTTACAGAAATTATCCGTGGGATTGTGTACTCAGATATACCAAAGACGGAGGCGGTTATATTGCAAACTGGGTTGAGAGAGAAATACCGAACATCGGAAAGTCGCTCGCAACTAAATCATATATGGCATACCAAACATATACGAACAGTCAAGCAAGCGGATATAAATACTTGTGGGGCAGTGACAGCAGTACGTCAAATGGCGGATTGCGAAAGTACAAAGATTTTATTTGTATGGCACTCGGTTCGTATTACGGACCGGACGGCACGTTTGTTAAGATTGAATTTGACGACGGTAAAGTGATATACGCAGTCAAAGGTGACGAAAAGAAAGATAGCGAAACCGACAGCCGACATATGTATCACACAGGCAGTGACGCAAATATGACGGAGTTTATCATTGACGGAAATGTTGTGATAGGCAATGAAAAATTCACATCTGCATTAGAGGCTGAAGGGATTAACCGCTCTGCCCGTGTTGTGAGAATTTGGACAAGCGATACAGAGCCGACATACGGAAGTACAGGAAGTACATCCGGTGAAAAAGAATATCATTTTGCGGATACCAACGAAAAAATACCTATCCACAATTCGATTTTCAAACAAGCACCTATGCTGTTAGACGGTGCTTTGAAAGTAGTGGTAAATGATACAGACGTATCAAAGCATATAGGAGATATATCGTGGACAAATACAAAAAATACACTTGCGACAACGATGTCTTTCAGCACTCCGAAACCTAAAGAAATGAAGTATATGAATATATACATACCAAAAATGGGCGATATTATGAGGTACAGCGGAGGAGATAAAGAAGATTTCAGAGGTGTAATAATCGAGGTTGACGACGGAGCAATGTATGAAAACAAATATACTGCCGTTGATGTAGGGTGGTATCTGAACAAAACCACCGACACATATCAGTTTACATCTATGCGAGCCGATGACTGCATAAAGAAAATATGCAACGATTTATACATTCCGATTGTGCTTATTCCCGAATTGAGTACGCTTATAACTCAAATATATATCGACAAGCCCGTATCGGACGTTATCAAGGATATTCTTGAAAAGTGCGGAAGTGGGTATAACTTTGACTTTGTACCCGACGGTATGCGTATATATTTGTGCAGTGATATGTCGGTCGAGCCGAAGTTTAGAATATCGCCGAATACCGAACTCAAAAACTCAGTACAGTATATGGGTAATATTGAGCATAAAGGCAGTATTGAGAATATGAAGAACAGTGTTAAGGTGATAACAGATACGGACGTTATGACTACTCTGAAAGCCGAGGAGAGTATATCAAAATACGGCTTTCTGCAAGAAGTGGTAAAAATGAATGACGGAGATAATGCGTCGGACTTGGCAAAGAAAAATCTTGGCGAGCTGAATAAGGAAGATGAAACGTATTCCGGTGAAATAATAGAGGAGCTGACAAGCTATACACGAGCCGGAAGTACGATAGAAAAAGACGGTGTTAAATATGTGATTACAAGCAGTCAGCACAGTATAAAAAACGGTGTTCACTACAATAAAATTGATATGGAGAGATTAGTATGAAAAACGGAGTCGAAATACTTGCAAAGATGTTTAAGGACCGTGAAAACGCAACGAGTGATTTTGTCGTATTCGGTAAAATAATTGAGCTACCGAACCTTAAAATACAATTCACCTCTAAAATAATTCTGACTAAGGACCATATAAAAAGTCTTATTGATTTATACAAACAGGATATTGACGGACGATATGTTTATAAAGGCAGAGAAGTTGCAATGATTCCGTACAGAGGCAATAACAGATATTTGGTGTTGGGGGTGACGGAGAATGGCTGATTACACAAAAACAGAACCTGCATTTGATTTTCAAAAGGGCGATTTTATTATTATAAACGGTCGTCCGAAAATGACGGTCGGCAGGGAACGTATAAAAAATTGGGTGCAAAAAATACTCAATACGCAAAAGGGCAGATATAAAATTTATAACGGTACAGGATACGGTATAAATATAGAAGATACTTTTGTCGGAAAGAATTACAATCGTGACTACATCCGTTCGGAAGTCAAGCGCGAGATAACCGAAATGCTTACCGCAAATGAAGATATAGTGAGTATTGATAACTTTAATATGGAAGTAGACGGCTCACTGCTTACAGTATCTTTTACCGTAAACAGCGTGTACGGCGATATAAATGACGTTAAGGGGGCGATATAATGGCTGAAACTATTGATACAATACTTGAACGTATGCTTTTGCAGATACCGTCAAGATATGATACGTCATCGGGAACTTATACATACGATATAGAAAAATCAACGGCAACGGAGTTTGAGAATGTTTATGATATTATATCATCTCTTGACTCCTATTTTTATGCGTCAACCGCTACGGGTAAGTATCTTGATATGCGTGTAGGTGAGTTTGGATTGGAACGCAAAGAGGCAAGCTATGCAACAGGCTGTGTGACTGTAAGCGGTAACGTCGGAGCAAAAGTGTCTGTCGGTGAAAAGGTGGCGGCAGGTAATGTTATATTTAATATAACCGAAAATGCGATTATACCAAACGACGGAAGTGTAACGGTACGAATTGTGTGTGACAGCGCCGGAGTAAAAGGCAATGTTGAAAAAGGGAAAATAAACAGATTTCCGGTTACGATTCAAGGACTTATATCCGTAACAAATGAAATTTCAACCACAGGAGGCAGTGACAAAGAAAGTGATGTTGAACTGCGAAAGCGTTTTACCGAATATGTTTCGCATCCTATAACAAGCGGAAATAAGTGGCAGTATATCTCTTGGGCAAAATCAGTTGACGGAGTGGGTGACGCAAAATGCTTGCCGTTGTGGAACGGAGCAGGAACGGTTAAAGTGATAATCGTTGACAGTGAAAAACAACTTGCCGGAAGTGAGCTTATAAATAAGGTACAGAGTTATATAGATGAACAATGCCCGATAGGTGCAGATGTGACCGTTACCACTGCAACGGCAGTAAGTATAAATGTTACGTTTTCGGCAGATGTGGACGAAAGCACGATTGAAAGTATTAAATCGAATATCAGAAGTTATTTGCGTGATGTGTCTTTTGCAAACGGATATGTGTCATATGCAAAAATAGGTCAAACCATATTGAATACAGACGGTGTTGATGATTATTCAAATTTGAAAATCAATTCAAAAACAGAAAATATCGCAATATCCGAAACTGAAATTGCCGTTCTTGGGGGTGTTGCCGTTGGCTGATGTAGGACAGAATTTACCGTCGTACTATAAAAAGTCACGGTATATAAAAGCATTAAATACACCCGTCAATGCGGAATTTGAACGTTTGTATGAGTTGATAGAAATGTTTATGAAAAACAGATTTATTGACAGTGCCGATGAAGATGCCGTAAGAGAATATGAAAAAAGTTTGGGTATATCAGAAACCGGCAATACCCTTGAGGCACGAAAGAGCCTTATTAAAATAAGAATGAGAGGGTCGCAAACCTCAACAAAGGCGAATTTGCGGGCGGTAATTGAGAGTTACGGTGTATTGGTTGATATAACCGAAGATATTAAGAATTACAGTTTTACTGTGACTTTTCATCAACCGAATGTGCCTGAAAGTGTGATTAAGAATATTATCGAGGATCTGAAACCCGCTCATCTGTCTGTAACATATTCGTATGAATATACAGGGACATTTGAATTTGCTGAAAGTGAAAATGAATATAATATCGGAGTCGGATTTGCCGATGGCAATGGTCATGGCGGATATTTGGGAAATATTTAAGGAGGGAATTGTATGAATTTTAATAATAAATTGCCCGAGTGGAAGAATAGCGGTACAGAACCGAGTGACAGTCTAAAAAACGACGGATTTAAAGCTGGATATAAACCGTCGGCAAATGTTTTTAATTGGTTTTGGAGTTTGGTAAGTAAGTGCATTACTGAAATTCAGTCAAAACTGTCAAACGAAGAAACCGCAAGAACAGAGGCGGATAAGAATTTGCAACAACCGACATTTACAGAGGCAAGCACACGAGTTAATATAACTTCCGGTGAAACGCTGAGTACATTGTTCGGCAAGATAAAAAAGTTTTTCACTGACCTAAAAACAGTGGCGTTTACGGGGTCATACACAGACCTATCCAACAAGCCTACATCAATGCAAAATCCTAATTCATTGACACTGACAATGAACGGTTCAGCAACGAACTATAACGGTTCGGCAACGGCAAGCAAGTCGTGGTATGCACCAACGAGTGGGGGAACGGCAGGGTATAATTTGATTAGTAATGGTAGTGGTGCTCCTGTATGGCAACAACCACCTTATGCGGTATGCTCAACATCGGGAAACACCGCCGTGAAAACGGTGTCTATAAGCAATTTTAAATTGACGACAGGAGTAAGGGTGCTTGTAAAGTTTACTTATGAGCATACTTCTTCAACGGCAGCTACATTAAATGTCAATTCAACAGGCGCAAAAAATATTGTCGTGCATTGTGGCACGGATAATATTTTTGTTAAAGATTATTTTTCATGGCTTGCAGGTGAAACTGTGGAGTTAGTGTATGACGGTAGTTATTGGGTTGCGATTGCATCCGATATGCGTTTTATTACCGGTGCACAGTCTGCCACCGTGGTTATAGGCACTACTAAAACACAGGGCTTTTGCGACTTCAGATGCGACGGAACGAATGACGCTGAATGTTTTAATAAAGCAATTAGACGCATAAAAACTATTTTGAGCAGAAATCCGCCGAAAGAGGGTTCTATGATGTGGCGATATGGAGGAACAATCCTTGTTAAGACGGGAGTATATAATATTAATTCTACCATAAGCATAGGTCAGTCCATAACAAAAGATATTTTTACATTTAAAGGGGAAGGCCCTTTTTCTACATGGATACAAACAAAAGACCTACAATGTTTTATGAAGAATTTTGATAGTCTTTGCTTTAAAGATTTGTATTTAACCTGCGATGGATTAAATGAAGGCCCATACTTTGACAGTGGAGATAATTTAACTTTTGAGAATTGTTATATTTCTGTCAGAAATTCAACCTCTAATGTGGGTGTGTTTGCGGATTTAAATACACAATATACAGGAGAAGACCCCGGAGAGGGTTCGTCAGGAGAATTGCAACAAGGGTGCTTTGTACTAAGAGGAAGCACTATGACTATAAAAACATTAAGTACATCATCAAATTGTTTTTCCGGAATTAATTGCGGAGTACTTAAAGTGGATGATAGTGAAATTAATTTGTTCAATAATAGTAACAGCACTTCTTTCGAGTTGAATTTTGCATATTTAGCAATGACGGGATATATATCAAATAGTATTATACATTGTAGCGGAAAAAGCAGCATAGTTAATTCGGGAGCTATAAATATTACGGGTAATGTGATTTATTTACACTCAAGCAATTCGAGGATATATCACTACAATACAAGCATTACAGAAGTAGGCGGAGTATTTAATGCAAATACTGTGTATTGTGCGTATTATGTATATTTGCGCTGTGCAACGATAACCGGTAATAAATTTTTGAAATTGAACGAGTATCAGTCAAATTCCGTTGCGTGCTACTTATATAATCCATGCTCTGCAAGTATTACCGGTAATTTCTTTCATGGCGGAGCAAGCGGAACGTGGTATATTGACGCTGCTTCAAAAGGAAGCTTGAATGTTCTGTGCAATAACTATAAAGGAACGCTGGCTGTACGAAATACAGTCACTCAAAACAACGCGTATAATTTAAGTGTAAATTATTAAAGAGAGGTATAGTATGGATATACGATTATTTTATGTTACGGAAGACAGGTCAATCGGCATTAACAAGTATTGCATTGTTGTTAGGCACTACGATTCTTTAAAAAAGGATAGTTATACTGATGTTGACTACTACTTAAACGAAGAAGCGGCATATGAACTTGAGAACAACGTCATTCCAAAACATCAGCTACTTGAAAAAATATCAAAGACAATTATTGATGTTTCAAATTATGCTTGGGCGGAGGGGATTAAACTTCGTACAAGCGACGAGAACAAAGAAATCCTTGAAATAGTAAATTACGGCAGTATCGAGGCTTACAAGGCTTCCTTGCCGGAGGCTACGGATGATTTCAAAATTGATACCGATTACAGATTATCAAAATTAGAATTGGGAATATAGGAGGGATTTATCATGACATACGGATATTGTAAAAAAATAATTGCAAGCGGTAGATATGATAAGAATTCGATGAAGGATAAACTTGACGTATTTCTTCTTGCAGAACGTATTACTGATGATGAATACAAAGAATTAATGCAAATGATGGAGGGTTAATTTATGGATAAGATTTTTAATTGGACAAGTACGGTTATTGGAATTGTGGGCGGATTTTTCGCCGCAATATTCGGTCAATGGGATAGTATTCTGTGGGCACTGTTGGTGATAATGGTGCTGGATTATCTGACCGGAGTAATTAAGGCGGTTTACACAAAGAACGTATCAAGCGAAGTCGGCTTCAAGGGACTGCTCAAAAAGATTACTATATTAATTATAGTAGCATTATCAAACGTCCTGCAACAGATTACAGGTGATAACGTTGCAATTCGTGAGATTGTCATTATGTTTTACATAGCGAACGAGGGTATAAGCGTGTTGGAGAATGTGGCGGTGATTTATCCGCGAATGCCGCAAAAGCTGAAAGATATATTACTGCAATTACGTGGCGAAGATGATACGGAGGAATAAGTATGGATATTCAAATCAAACAGGGTCCGCAGTGCCACACGTCTAATTGCTACACATACAGGAATGGCGATATTAAATATATCGTCATTCATTTTACGTCAAATAACGGCGATACGGCATTGAACAACTGCAATTATTTCAGCGGTGCAAATCGTGGTGCGTCTGCACATTATTTTATCGGTGATGACGGTATATATCAATCTGTACCCGATAAATGGGCGGCGTGGGCTGTCGGTGGTACAAAAATTTACAAACACCCGTATTGCAGGAATATGAACAGTATTTCGATTGAAATGTGCAGTCGTATTGGTGCGGACGGTAAATACTATATTCGTGACGGGATTGTGGAACAGACGATTAAATTGACAAGATATTTAATGAATAAATACAATGTTCCGGTAGAAAACGTATTGCGCCATTATGATGTGTGGGATAAAAAGTGTCCTGAGCCGTTTGTACGTCAGCCGGAGCTATGGGAAGATTTTAAAAGACGATTAACAGGAAGTGAGGATTTAACTATGTCACAATATACAGAATTAAAAGAATTAATCGAAAAACAGGCGGCAGAAATTGCCGATTTAAAAAACATCAACAAACAGTTGGTGAATGTAGTTCAAACTACAATGATTTACGATTTCAATGATGACAATATGCCGTCGTGGGCAAGAACGGCAGTACAAGCCGCGCAAGATTACGGCGCATTGGTCGGTGACGAGCAAGGGAGATTAGGTCTGTCCTATAAGGACCTGCGAACTATTTGTAGGGAGTACAGATGTGGTATGTATGATAAGTAGTTTTGAGGGTGGTGTAATGCCACCCTTATTTTTTTTCGGCAATTTACAATTTATTTACAAAACATCAAACAATATTGTAATTTAGTGGCATATGTTGTATTATATAACATAGGATAAGAAAGGACTAAGATATAACTATGTATACAATTACGCAAGACAAAAAGAATATTGACGGAGTAGTAAAGACCACATACGGCATTAAGTGTGACGAAGTGTCTGTCAAAGATGTGTCGCCGAATAAGGAAGAAGTGGCGGAATTAATAGACAGGCTGAACAAATACGGATTGTCACCCTGTCATTTGCAAGATGTGATTGAAGATTTTATTCAAGAATAACCCATACAAATTAAGAAAGAACATAGGCAAAATGCTTATGTTCTTTTTAGTTATGTATCTTGTTGCTAT